CAAAATAGTCATAGGAGCAGAATCATTCCTGTATACTCGCCATTCTATCGTAGGCGGTTGTAAATCTAATATGTCCATAAGACCTCCAAGGTGAATCTACATATAGTTTACAATATATGTATGTTGAGTCCTGAAATACTTACTGCCCTGGCAGCATCAATTACATCTATTTTAGGAGTAAATATTGCATTAATTAAATGGTTAATTAGTAAGTTTTTAGTTGAATTAAAACCCAATGGAGGCACAAGCATCAAAGATCAAGTTAACAGGCTGGAAAAGAGGGTAGACGATATATACGCTATGCTGGCTGATAAGGAGAAATAATGAAAAAGTACTATTACAACGGTAAGTTATACAACCAGAAAGACTGGGACTTTGATAGAAAGCGTCCTAAGCCAAAAGTTAAGGCTGAGAAAGCAGAAGTAGTTGCTGAACCTGAAACCCAGGTTGAGGTAGTTGAAGCAATAATTGAAGAAATCAAAGATTAATTAAACAAACCCCCCAAGACTATGACACCACTGGGGGGTTTGCCATTCCTACGGCAGTGTGGTAGGAAATCTATTATGGAACAGTACCGTTTGGCAATAACAAATGATTTACCTGTTGCCATGTAGTTCCAGAATGAACTGGTCTAAAATAATAATCTATATCCTTAGTTTCAGATTGAGCATCTGTAGCATCTCCAGCAACTCTTATAAGATTGGTACTGATAATAAATTTACCATTAGGTTGCGTATAGTCTAAAGTAAATGTTCCAATTGTTGTGTAATTAATATTATCAACACTATGAGAAATTGTTACAGTATATCCATTATCCATAGGATTAAATTCAAAAAATCCATTAGCAAAATATCTTCCAGTATTAAGACGAAAACCAGTAAGTTTATATATAGGCTGACCAAAATCAATAGTAAATGTTTTTTCACCTGTTGTTTCTTGCCATGTAAGTCCATTTGAAATATTTCCTTTAGCATTCACATCACGATTATTCAATGCAGTAATACCACTTGTACCTTGATTTATTAAAGATTGAGTAATTGTTCCAATAATAGCAGTAGTATATGTTTTTGTAATTAATGTTACACCGCTTGAATTTGTAGAATCTAATGTATAGTCAGCACCAGTTCTATCTTGTATATTTATACCGCCTTGACCCCAATAGTTATCAAATATACCTGTAACAGCGCCTGCTGGGTTAGAGGCAGTGCCTCTTCCACCAAATGCAAAAAAATCTCTAAGCATAAAGAAAGTTGCAGTGCTTGGCGATGGAGTATTAAATAAAAGTTTAATATATCTAATTGGTGTGTAATTATATTCAACGGTTGGTGCAGATGTATTTGTAAAGGTAAATGGTGCAGTAGCAACTGGAGTAAAAGTAGTTGTCTTTGTTGTTCCTGAAGCATATCCAGGTGCCGTCAATTCCCCAATGTATCTCCAGTCTTGATTATTCCAACTTACATCAACTAAAATTCTTGTATTTTGTCCAAACCCAGAAATATTATTTATTGTTGCAAGTGTTATTTTTGGTTCTTTAAATGAATAATAATATGTTCCTAAATCAAAAGTTGTATGTATTCTTGCTTGTTTGTCAAGATCTGAGAGTGAATATGGTAACTGACTATAAGTTCCAGTATCCCATGTGACTGGATAAATTCCATTTGCACCTTTTAACTTTTCTTCAATTTCAGATGATGGTGTTATCTGAGTTCTATTATATTCATCAAGTACATTTGGAGTTGTTGTAAAAAATCCATTAATATCTTTATAATCTACTAAACTATATCCAGCACCAAGTTCTGCATTGCCAGTATCATAAAACTTAAGATTAAAATATCTTAAAGGCTCACGTCCCCAACTTGTTGACCATTCCAAAAATTGTGGATTAGAACTATTATATGTATACCAGTTTTCAGCAAGTCCCCCAATCCATCTAAATCTTACATAACGAATTGGTATTTTGGTAGTGGCAAATGTTGAAATACTTTGACTATAGGTATCAAATCCAAAAATATTTGTAGCAGTAACAGTTACCGTTCTTGTTGCTGATGTTACATAAAATTTAGATGGATTTGTTTCTGTTGAGGATGTACCATCTCCAAAATCCCAAAAAACTGATCCAAGACCACTACCAGTAAATGCAAATGTATAAACATTATTTGCATCAACAATATAACTAAAACTTGCAATAGGCGGAGCAATTCCAACTTCTAATTCAACAGATGTTGTTTTTGTATAACCATAAATAGTATTAATAGTTAAAATAATTGTTTTTGTTCCACTTGTTAAATAATTTATAGTTGTTGAAGCGGCATTTGAAGTAAAACCATCATCAAGGTCCCATGATTGACCAGTTATTAATTCTGGATTTGGATGAGTATAACTAAAATTAAAATCAACTTCAGCACCACCAGACTCAGGATTAATTACAATAATAGGGTTTGGAATAGATGTAGCCTGATAATCATAGTTTCTAAGTACATAAGTAACAAGCCAATCATCATAATTAATCTCATGTTTAATGCCAATAACTCCATACTTTCTATCAATACTTGTGTTTTGATTAATAACATGATTAATATGAATGTTATCCATAATGTCAATATTCTTTGCAGCCTCATGATCAAGTGTGGCATCCCAAGTAATTTCATAAATCTCACGAATTGGTTCAGCCATTTCTGTTAAAACTTCATTGCCAATAATTTGTAGATTTGTATTGTCATCTGTAGCCAAAGTTACTTCTGCTGAAGACTTGCCCCATAAATCAACAGAATCATTTGCTGTTACAACAACCTTAGTAGTATCTGTTGGCCCAACACCAGTAATAATAATTTCATTTGCTATCTTTTCAAAACCATCATTTAATGATATGGCTTTGTAAGATTCACCATTGCCATCATAATCAAAGGTTACTTCTGCTGCCCTGGCATTAAATGGATGTAATGCATCATCACTATCTCTTCTGTAATATTCAATTTCATTTCTTGCGTTAGCAAAATAAAAACCTAAATCTGTTTTTGACCTAACATTTAATGCATCAAATACTGTTGTATTTAATTCAATTGGACCTTCTGCATAAGCAGTTCCATCTGTACTAATTATATAATTTTGCCATTCTGCTACCTCGCCAGTTGCGGATAATTCATTTAGCAATGTTACTGTAGACCATGATTCATAATCATCAATAAAATCTTCAGGAAGAATATGTTTATACATTGTGCCAATCAAATCAAAAGAATTTATAGTTACAATTGTTGGCTCTGTTCTTGGACCATACTCAACTTCAATACCTTCAATACGACCAGTAAATATTCTTGTCCCGCCAGCGTTTACTCTTATCTTGGCATTGTATTTAATGTTGTTATTATTGTATGGATCCAGGTTTGTATTTCTGCTCTTTAATGTTAATTGTCCAACATCTGGTTGTGACAATGGGCCTGTATATTCTTCAACACCACGAATAATTTCAAGATTAATTAAGCCATCAGTGTAATCAATCCATTGATTATTTACATATATCTGTAGAGTAATTAAGTCTACTGCTCTCATAGTGCTGTATATCTTCCTGTCTTAGACGATACACGAGAAAACTTATTTACAGCATTTGTTACGGTTCTGCCAAGTGCATAGGCATCTGTTCCTGCACCAGCATTAATTGTAATATTAATTGGAGCCTTAGATGCAGCAGTGGCTGGTGTAAGAATTGGTCTACTTGAAATTGGGACGGTATTTGAACCTGTCAAACCTTTTGTCAAGCCTTGGGCAATATTTGTACCTATACCAACCATAACCTGCGACGGAGAAGATATTTCTAATACCTTTTTAATCCAATCTGGAATATTGCTCTTTACCCATGATGCAAGTTTAGTTCTAAATACACCTTGGATTCTAAATAGTCCATCAATAATACCGTTGGCAATATCCTTACCAACCTGAACCATGTCATTATAAACAGTATCAAGTTTTTCTTTAATCTTTGTGGCTACATCTCTAATGTACCCTGAAATCTTATCCCAAATCTTAGATGCAGCATCCTTAAGTTCATTAAACTTTTGAATGGCTTTATCTTTTAATTCATTAAACTTTTCAACTACACCAGTTTTAATTGCAGTTACTACTTCTGTAACCTTCGTAAACATTTCAAGGAATTTAATACCAACAGTTAATTTAATAATTTCTACAATATTTTCAATAGTATTTTTTACTAAGTTCCAACCAGCCTTAATTGCACCTAAGAAACTGTCAGCCTTATCTGAAAAATAATCAACAATAAAGTCTTTTAATAGATTCCATAGATTTTGAACTGCTGCAATAATGCTTGCTACCTTTTCAGTAACAGCAGTTTTTACACCTTCCCAAAGTTCTTTAAACTTAGCAATAATGTCATCTTTATAAGTTACTACCCATAATATAAATAATCCAAATGGACCTGTCAATACCGCCAGGATCTTAGGCCAGTTTTCTTTTAACCAATCAATTGCCTTATTGGCAAACTTTTTAATATCTTCATAAATCTCGCCCCACCATTTACTGATTGCTTCCCATAATTTCTTGGCTTCAGCAGATACCTCATCCCAGTTAGCAATAAGCAATGCAATGGCAGAAATAATTGCAATAATTGGAATGGCTCTTAATGCAATACTAAATAAATTAGTTGCAGTAGTTGCTCCACCAGTTGCTATACTTAATATTCCAAGGGTTTCTGCTGCTGATTTAACGCTTGCAATAAATGTAAGCATTGGCCCACCAATTGCTACTAATGCTAATAAACCTAATGAAAAATTCTGTACAGGTGTTGGCAATGCATCAAATGCTTCAAGTATCTTTGTAAGAAAGTCAATGCCTTTTTCTAATATAGGCAAAACCTTTGTGCCAAGTGTTTCTTTAAAATTATCTAATGCAACATTGAATCTTTGTGTGGCATCAACATTTTTAGCAGCAGCATCTTTATATTTCTTGGCACCATTTTCTACTAATAGATTTACTGCTTCCTGATTCTTACCCGCAGCAGATAATGCTTCTGCTTGGCTATAAATTGATTGATTTAATCCTGGGAATATTTTTTGTAATTCTTTTGCTTTTAATTCATTATCGGCAAACGCTTTAGCAAGTTTGCCACCTGCAAATTCTGCAGTTACGGCACCACCAGTAAATGCTTCTACATCTTTAAATATTTTGACTAATTCTACAGATGAGGATTGTATTTCTTTAGGTAATCTTGAACCTAATTGTGTAGCAAGTTTAATTAATTCATCATTGTCTACAGCAAGTTCTTTACCAAACTTCTCAGCATCTGCTGTAATCTTTTTTAACGCTGCTGATCCTTCACCAAAGGTAGCATTGGCTGCCCTCATGGCTGCAGCAGCGTCTTTAGCCTCTTCTATACCGTCTTTAAGAAATGAAATGCCTTGCTTGAGAACAAATGCAGATGCAAGCGCAACAGCAGATTTTGCAGCAGCCTTTATATTTTTATTAAGACCACCTAATTGTTTATTACTTTCATCAAGTCCCTGAGTAAGTTTCTTGGTTTCTGCAACGATATCAATTACTATCTGTTGTGCCACTACTTCCTCCTATTAAGTTCTTCAACCAAAGCGGTATATTCTTCAAAGGTAAGTTCCCAGAATTGTTCTGGAGTGTAGTTCATCGCTACACAGAACTTAGCCATTACGCTTAGGCTGAAGCCTCGTCTTTTGGGACTTGCATATCAATCCCTGATGCTTCAGACAATTCGTTAATTGTCATTGCTTCTGCAGCATCTATTGTAAGGGATGGGTTATTCCGCTTTGCCATAATATATTGCATTGCGAATGCTAACTTTGCCTTAGAAGGAGAATTTTGCCATTCATCCATCGGCATATCCAAATAGGCTTCTACTTCTGCTAATTCTTTCCATTTAAGCATGGACATTAAATCGTTATTCATCACTGCCTCCAATTAGTCTAAGTTATATTTTCTAACGATTGATTCTATATATTTGTTATATTTTTCAACAATGTAATCCATATTGTCAAACACTGCTGGTCTTAAATATGGTTGAGCCTGTATGTTTTTTGCAGGCCATCCATACTCCTGTACTCCTGCATAAGGTACTGCATTGCTTCCCGCCAATATTTGGGCTTTCTCATTGCTGGGATTGCCCTTTACTGATGATGCAAGAGCACCAGTAAGGCGAGGGGCCATAGCAGAGGCTTTTCTTGATAGTTCTTCACTTAAATCTTTGTTAAGTTCCAATCTATCAACTATATCTTTCTCAACTTTAGCAAGAGCGGCTTTAACCTTCTCTTCGCCTTCAACTGATATAGATATAGCCTCTGCCATGACTACCTAATTACGATGTTACTCTTGTTGGCTTACCATCAAGAATAAAGTTAACATCAAATGTGAAATATTCTCCTGCTGCTCCACCAATGTTTGGAACAACTTCTGCATAACCACTTGCTGAGAAGTGTGGTTGTGCTGCAGATGCTGTTTCATTACCGTGTGGTGCATAAAGAATGTTTACGCTTACCCCTGGATTGGTAAACAACCAAGTGTGAAATGATGCTGCTGCGGTGTCCTGGAATCCAGTTACAGCGCATGTAAAATCAAGAGAGTCTTCGTAGTCTCCAAAGCCAAGGGTATTGACGGCAGATGAGATAACAACATTGCTAACTCCACCTGCATATTCTGTACCATCAACTTCAAAAACTATGGACTTACCTTTAATACGAGCCATTTTAATTTCCTCCTTCAATATCTATTGAAATTCTTATGTTCGTTGCAAGAAATCTTGCGCCGTTTACTTCTTGAATAAACGGTTTGTCAACAGTGAGTTTATTTGCTGTGGTATATTCCCACATAGCAGGAATAAGAGTGTCTAATGTGTCATCAAGATTTTCTGTCTCAGTTTCATTAGTTGCATATGGTACAAGTATTAATACTTTCCAATTAGTTGCATAATCTGCATCATATTGGTTTTCATATACCGTAATAAATTCTGTGTCAGGTTCCATAATCGCACAAAGTGGATTAGGTCTTTCTGGTACATATTTATAGACTTTAGAAATACCGCCAAGAATTATGGCAGACTCTAATTCATCTCTTACTGCCGTTATATTCATGCAAATCTCACCATATAACGGTTAAGCAAAGGATATACACCAACGAGAGGATCTCTTGCTGTATTGATGGGAGAACCATCATATGTAGCATATTGAGCCACTCCCATTGGTGCATTACGACGCTGGAATAGTTCTGAACCTACTTCAAGATATGAACGCTTCAACACACCTACAGGAATCTTTGCACTTTGAATATAAGATGCAACTAAATCCTTTGCTGTGTCCCAGCATTCTTCAACATAAGCGTCATCATTTGCAGATGCACCTACATATGCTTTCAAATCAGTCCAGTCCATAATCGTCTCCTTTAATTATTAGTAACCAGCGACTCCACCAAATCGTGTCGCAGCCAATGGCTCACTGCAAGAAAGTGCAAGATATCCATAAACTGAGAATGAATTGGTCAAGCCTGTGATTTCTTCGTCATTTAGAC